AGTGGGCTGAGTTAGTAGTTAGTTTGCCGGCAGGAAATGGTGAACCTAATGCTGCTCTCCCTTCTCAATATAAGGGAAATGCGGAGATTGAACTCACTTCCGCAAATGGTAAGCTTAATGGTAAATGGACTCTTTATAATGCTTGGCCTAAAGAAGTGGATTGGCAAGAACTCGATTACTCCGATAGTGCGATCCAATTGATTACCACAGTAATTCGATTTGATCGTGCCCAATTTGAAGAGTTTTTTGCTGGTCCTGAAACAGAACCACAAGTTGCACCTACTCTCACTTCCCCCGCTCCGGTTAATCCGGCTAATTCTAACATTTTCTAATGCCAGGATTCAACGGTACTAAACCAGCTTCAGGGCCTAGTAACAAGGCTGATACTTCACTCCGCAGTTATCGGTGGCACATCGAGCAGCTCGGTGATATTCGACTTGGGAATGTCACGAGACAAGCCAAGGAATGTACCTTTCCTGGTTTTCAAATTGGGATTGAGGAGTTTAAGAGTCGTTCGGCCCTGGTCTACAAGTTCGCTGAATCGGTTGATTGGAAAGACGTCACTGTTACTTTCTATGACACTCAAGAAGTCTATCAGCAGATTGACACTTGGTATAAGCGAATTTGGAGCCCAACGGAAGGTTTAGCACCGGCTGAAAATTACAAGCGTGATTCGATTTTTGTGGCTACTAATAATCTTGGTATAACACAAGAACGATTCACATTACGCAACTCGTTTCCAATCAATGTTGATCATGGCAATTTGTCCTACGAATCTAATGAGATGAAGGTCCTGACTGTGACGTTGGTTTATGATTTTGCTCTGTTTGGCGCTGAAGCCGCGGCAGCAGATACTGGGAACGCAGCGGCTTCGGCGGCTTCAGCAGCTCAGAGTGCAGCTCAGAGTGCAGCTTCCGGAATCTCTAGTCTTTTTTAATCTCCCATCGTAAATAAAGCAACCCGAAGAAGAGGACGATATGTCTGAAGATACTCCGGTTACACCGGCCCCTGAATCTATTGAAGAGTCTGTTCCAGCTGCCCCGTTGAGTGACGAGCAGGTTCTCCACGAAATCCTCGCGAAGCCTAACGAAGAGCTGATGCCGTGGACCACGGCGATTTTGCCCAGTGGTGGTCACTACTACGACGGCAAAATCGATGGCGGACAAGTCGAAATTCGACCGATGAACTGGTTCACTGATAAGATTCTCGCCACGAGTCATCTGGCTCACAGCGGTAAGTCGATTGACGAAATTTTCAAGAAGTGTGTTCGGTTCCAGACCGAATTTGATCCACAAAATCTATTGCTAGGTGATCGAGCGTTTCTACTTTATGCGATCCGTGGTATTACTCACGGTCCAAAGTATGAATACATGGTCACTTGTCAAAATGCCGAATGTGGAGCTTCATTCGCCGACGAATATGACCTCAATGATTTGATGATTGAGGGCAACATCAAATATGCTGATCCGACCCTTGGTCCAGAGCCGTTTCCCGTAGTTCTCCCTTACTTGACTGAACTCTATAGGAAGAAGTTCGATCGACCGATTGAAGTTCGGGTGCGTCTTATGCGTGGTTATGATCTGCAGCACATGATGCAGCAGGCCAAGATGAAGAAGCGTGTTGGTGGCCGTCAGCATAAGCAGAGCAATCGTGAGATGCTTGATGATACCATGGAGCAGAACATGAAGCGTCTGGTGGTTTCAGTCATGGGTAGTGATAGCCCAGCGATGATTGATCGTTTCTTGAACAAGCTGCACGCCCGTGATTCGGCAGCGATCCGTTCCTTCATCCGTGATCATTCTCCTGGCATCGATGCGGAGATTGGCGTGGTGTGTCCGGAATGCGATCAAGAGATGCGGATGGAGCTTCCGATCACGGAGAGCTTTTTTCGCCCAGCGAACAGTCGAAGCGATGGAGAGGGAGTACTGGCATTTACAGGAGCAGGCATTTCTCCTCAAGTACCACTGTAACTTCAATCTTGAAGAACTCCAATTCCTTACCGCTGAAGATCGAAAGTGGTGGGTCAATCGGATCGATGAGCAATTTCGGAAGGAAGCCGAAGCGGTTAGAAGCCAGAACCAAAAATAAAACATGGCTACCTCCGCACAACCTCGAGTCTCAGCCCGAATTGGCTGCCCGGTTGACTTAACGGTCACCTTCTACAATAACGGCGTACCCGAGAATCCTTTCGCGGTACGCCGTGTTGACATTTACGCCGGATCAGTCAAAGAAGAGAACATCGTTGCCATGATCCCAATTCTGGATCCAGACGATCCAGATTATCCTCTTCCTCTAGTCAATCCATCACCCGGTGTCTTCACTCTCGAGTACGACGTTCCGTGCGATTTCGAGACTAATCTTGCCTACTTCGACGTCTGGGAATATATTGGGACTGAGGCGTGCGCCGGTGGGTCTGATATCGACCTAGAAGATGAATCTCTCTGGCAAACTAGCTGCAATAAATTCTTCGTTTTCCCCGAGGGATTTGTTGTTGACGATGGCCTGATCATTCCACAACTCGGATTTGAAGCATTAGATCTTCATTTTCGCAAGGGAGAAGTTCGGACGCTGCGAGTGGGTGTCACACCGCTGCCTCTCTATGACTTCGATTACAATCTCATCGCTCCGATGATCCCGCAGATTACTCCTACAATCACGATTGAGACTACACAATGCGAGCTGTTGGTGGATGCTGCGCCCGGCCGCATGGGTCTGAGACAGGGACTTTTCCGGACTAATCCGTTTGAGGCGCAGTTTACTCTTGATACCAGTATGTTTCTCAAGGGGACATACCTGTATCGAGTGACGCTACCACTACCTAATGGGGAGACGCGAATCTCGCCATCCTTCAGGATTACTATTTCGTAACCAATGGGCTCGCTCACGACGCAGTTAGCTCTAATTGATCATCATATCGAAGACGCGATGGAAGCTTGCGATGATGGCGAGTATGAAGTCGCTCTCGCTAGTCTTGAAGATCTTAAAGAGCTGATGGAAGAACTCAAAGAACGTATTTCTTCGGAAGAACCGGCGGAAGAAGAAGTCATCGAAAATGACTTTCCACCTGAACCGCCAGAGTACTCTCATTTCCGAGGGGATCGTCCTGAGTCAGATTTCAATCTGCGCGACGAACCAGATGAACTTCTTGCTAACGCCATTCAAAAAATCGCCGATTTGATCCATGATTGACGCCCTATCCCAACCCTACAAAAAACGAGAGACTATCAACGAATTCTCTCAAAAAGATGCTGACCAGGTGGTCAAGACTTCAATTCTAACCAAGATGGTGCGGCAGCTGGATGATTTGACAATTGAAGTTAAATCCAACCGGCAGCGTCTCAATGAACTCAAGAAGGAACAGGAGAAGCTTCTCGAAACCAACCCTGCTTTTGTCCGATTGCGAGAAGCTTATGACGACATGTATGAAGTCATCGGTGGTTTTACCAAGATGATTGACGATCCTGAGCTGCTCGAGCGAAATCAATCATTTATCGCTCTTCGGAACAAGCTTGAGAAAGTTGACAATCGATTGGAAGAGATGGCGACTGGTTCTTCGTTGAAAAGTAGCGAGGCATTTCAATCCCTGGAAGAAAAACAAGCGGAGAATCACAACAAGTTGGCTCAGATGATGGAACGACTTGAAGAAGGAATGGCTCAGACTGAATCTCGGTTTAGCTCCAGCTTGGAGACGATCGAGGAAGGATTCTCCCGTTTGGAGAATAAGATCGGAGAGCTATCAGAAAAATTAGAACAAGAGTCCACTAAACGAGATGAGCTGTCCGATGAAGTTGACAATCTTGCACAAGCCCAGAAAGAAAGCAAAGAAGAGGCAGAAGAGGCAAGACGATCAGCAGAAGATCACCAGCGATCACGAGAATTGGACCAAAACATTGACCAGGCTCCTGCCGACTCTGCCGAAGACACATCTGAGGTCGGATCCAGAGGGTCTACCGAACACACCGGGGACTGATGGATTTTCGCGATAAGATTGACCGCATTCTTCAAGATCCGCCTTCCGAACGTTTACCAACTGTTCGAGAAGAGATTCGTTCGATTTTCGAACGAGCAGGCCATCTTTCTAGAGATCAAAGAGCTTCCCTGCATCGTCGAATCTCTCATCATCGAGATGAACATGAACAATGGATAGTTAATGTAGTCAGGCAGCGCCTTCTCCAAGGTTCTGGTCGACTCAAGAATCCGCTTGAAGATCATATCATCTCGATGGATGACATCATTGACGCGATTAAGCAGAATCGATGTCTCAATATCGGACC